AATATTTGGATAAAATAGAGTTCCCGAAAGATGATAAAAAAATTATTTCAAATTATTACAAATCGGTATCTGAATTACCGAATGGATTCAAACGAGATTATGCTGTTGGATTAACAAGTCATGATTATATTTTTCATTTAGATATAGATACATTGTATCAACCGAAATGTATCAAACGGAAACTTGAGTTTTTAAAGAAACATAGACTTGAATGTGTTTATTGTAAATCCATGCTATGTTATGATTTGTATGGTAAAAAGGTATACAAAACAGAAAATAAACTTCATGGATATGAATCAACTTTGTTTCATACAAAATCATTTTGGGAAAAGGGAGGTTTTAAGTGGAGTGATATTCAAAATGAAGCTGTTTCTTTTTATTATAACAAAGGTGTTGATAGACATATGGAGAATTACTATGATACGATTAAGATCCTAAGTACTCATAATATGAATCAGTATCAACCCAAACAAGTTAGTATTGAAAATCTAACTATTAAGATCCCAGAAATAGTTCAATCAATTAAGATAGATTCTCATCCTCTTCAGTATCAATTGAATAATTTATTTTTTGAAACAAATATTCATGTATTAGGAATTAATTCTGAAATTATAAAACCTTTATCCAAAGATTCTTGGAATATTCAAGAAATTAAAACCGAGAAAAAAATTAAAGAAAAACATTTGATTAAACAAATCAAAGAATTATCAACCGATTTCCATCTTTGTATTTTAAATACGAAGAATCCTGTATGGAATGTATTTGACTCATATAAGTTCCCATACATCTTACTTGAGAATGAAAAAAATAGAGAACAAATGCACGGAATCTTAAATGGGAAGGGATATCAATTATTTGGAGCCATTTATTGTTTATCCGAAAAAGAAACTATTTAACAAATTATTTTATAAAGAAAGTAATAATGGAGCTATCCGAAAAAGCCGGGAAAAACCTATCAACTATTTTATCACTTGAAAAAGATGATACACTAATTGCGAATCGTGGAACATTGTCTAAGCAAGAAGAGTTTGTTCAACTTGACAACACACAAGAATTAGAATACGCTATCTATTTTACTTTTCACCAGTTAATACTTTCAAAAGAGAATAAAGAAACAAATAAGCGATTACTATTTTTAAGAATAGATGAAGCTATTTATAAAATATATGGAAACAAACATCTTAATCAATTAATCAGTAATGATGAAGAATTTTGTCAAATAATTGAAGATATTGATAGTTATATTAGCTACCTTGAAGACAAACATTTGTTTAGGAGTCCTTTGTATAGATGTAATCTTTATTTTCAGCCGATTCTATCGTATGTTTACACACTTTTTGAACATATGAGACGATTTTCAAAAATAACAATTGAAATCATGGATGAAATGAATGGAATGAATGATATCTTTAATGATGAAGAAGTTGTTAATGATGAAGAAGTTGTTAATGATGAAGAAGTTGTTAATGATGAAGAAGATAATGATGAAGAAGTTGAGGATGATGATATGGATAAATCTAAAATTGAATAAACTTATTTTAAGATTTTTTTTAAATTACTAATAAATGGAATTGAATCTGATTGTTCACCAGAATAATCAAGGAATTATTGGTATTAATGGTCAACTATTGTGTTCAATCAAAGAAGACTTACAATGGTTTCGACGAATAACATCTTCTTCATCCAAGAATGTAATCATAATGGGATATAATACTTGGGAAAGTTTACCTATCAAACCATTACCCGGTCGTAAGAATATTGTTATTTCAAAACAACATCAGGAAAACTTAGTTGGTATGGATTGTGAATCATTTGTTTCATTACAAGATTCATTTGATTATTTACAAAGTATTGATATCGGGAAAGTATTTATCATTGGTGGTGGTCAATTATATTCACAAGTTGTGATGAACCATAGAGATAAGATTACACGGATTTATAAAACAGAATCAGATATTTTATATAATCCAAAAGATGGCGATAATATTGTTTATTTCAATTGTCTTGAATTACCTTATAAAATTAGTTTTGAGAAACAATGTCGTGGAAAGATGTATGATTCAACTGAAATGGAATCCATTCCTTGTAAGTTTCATATTTATCAAAAACACGAAAATAAGAATGAAAATCAGTATTTAGAATTATTAAGAAAGGTGATGGAATGTGGAGATATTAAACAAACAAGGAATTCAAAAGTTTATTCTTTGTTTGGAGAAAAGATGGTATTTGATTTGAGAGAAGGATTTCCATTATTAACTTCCAAGAAAATGGGTTGGAAAACAATCCTGAGAGAATTATTATGGTTTTTAAGTGGATCAACCAATAACAATGATTTGAATGAAAATAAAGTTCATATTTGGGATAAAAATGCCGAGGAATATTATTCAAGAAGTGATTTAGAAGAAGGTGATTTGGGTCCTGTGTATGGATTTCAATGGAGACATTTCGGGGCTGATTATGTAGATTGTAATACAGATTATAGACAAAAAGGAGTTGATCAGATTAATTATATTATCAGTGAAATTAAATCAAATCCAACAAGTAGGAGATTAATTTTCTCATCCTGGAATCCAGTTGATTTACCTCATATGGCTTTACCACCCTGTCATGTAATGACTCAATTTAATATTGATGTTGAAGGAGGCTGGATAGATGCTCAATTATATCAGCGTTCGGGTGATATGTTTTTAGGAGTCCCATTTAATATTGCTTCCTATTCATTTCTATTACATATCATTGGAAATATAACGGGATATAAACCAAGATATTTACACCATGTTATCGGAGATGCACACATTTATGAATGTCATAAATCATCCGTTGAAAAACAATTATCTCGTGGAACGTATCCATCTCCTCATATAGAAATTTCAAAGAAACTTACAAATATTGATGATATTCAAGAAGAAAACTTTGTAATTACTGGTTATATGTCAGATGGACGCATTAACGCTGAAATGATAGCTTAAAAATTTTCTAAACTTAATTTATAAAATGGGCAAATGTAAATGTGGTGCGAGACCCCCTGTTATCCAACCGGAAGAAAAAATACAGAATGAATTAATCTTAGACAATAGACAAAAGATACATCACATAAAAAAACATATAAATCACAACCGCCGCGAAAATAATTTATTACTATATTTATTATTCGGTAGTATTTTTGTTATAATTCTCTTATTATATCTTGGGAGAAAATGTGATATATCTACTTAATTCCGTCCAAGAATGATGATATTTCAGATGAATTTCCATCTTCTACTCCTCCTTCTTCAAGATCCCCCGATTCCTCTTTTTTATCTTCAATATCCTCGGATTCTTCTTTATCTCCGGTTTCCTCTGTTTTATCTCCATCATCAATTAAGATTTTAACTTCATTAATTTGTTCGATAACACTTTCTGTGGGTGAAGGCATATCTATTTGCTGTGCTTTTTTTGAAAACGCAGATACTTTTCCAAGATTCATTAAAGAACTTAATTCTTTCATGTTTTCTTCTTTTTGACTATAAACACTTGGTTGTGATTTCTTTTTTTTACTTAATTTTTCAGTTACATTCGCCATTAATGCGGCTGCTTTTTCTTCTTTTCCTGGAGTATATATCTTACATTTATGCATTCCATTACAACTATCGGGTTTGCAAATGTTAACATTTTTGAAGGCACTTTTAAATTGATGAATAATTTTATCATCTATTGTAGGTGATTGTTCAATTAATCTGTCGTATTCTGCTCTTGATACTTTTAAGAAATCGTGAGCGGATTTCCTTCGCTTAGGTTCTAAAGCTAATTCAACTTCAATATTTCTTCCAAACTTAGACCATTGTAATTCAGATAATCTGTGAGCTTCCATCAACTCTGCATATCTTAAAAAGTTTTGAAGAGTTGATAAAATACCTGCAAAAATATTTACAGAACCCACTGCAGCCATAGCTAATTGTTTTTTCTCTTCGGGAACAAATGAATCCATCGCAAAATTAGCAGTCCCTGTCAATGTGGAAAGTATAATAACTGGAATTGTAAATGTATAGTTTCTTATTCTGTAAAGTTTTTCAGAACGAGCGTGTAACCATCGGTAACATTTCGCTTTCTCAGACCATTCTGCAAGAAGAACTTCTTGTTCAGGAGTCCATTTAAACACAACCTTCTCTTCTTTTTTTTTCGGGAAGTCCATTTTTATAGTTATACAATTATTAAAAAATTAAATTATTTTTTTGGATTATATATATATATACACACAATGGTTCCTATCCGTTTTGTTTTTGTATTATGTTTATTAATGTGTGTTTTACCCGGTCTTTTTATGACTATCAAAGATGAGGGTGGAATAAATATGGATACTTTAATTGCTTGTACATTTGGAGACGGACCCGATTTAGATGCCCACGATCCAAAAGTTAATTCAAATATTGTAAATAAAAATATCAAAGAAATCTTAAAAGCTAAAACAGATAAAAGTAAAACAACAACTATATCCAATCAGAATGTTGTAATCAAGCAAAGTGATCCAAGCGAATGGCCCGACAATCCAATTTTTCAATCAAAAAATCAATGTAGGAATCCTGGACTTATTGGATTATTTGGAGTCACAGTTGAAAAACCAGCTTTTGGATGTATGCCAACTATCAATCAAAGTGCGAGTATGGAAATTTCAGATATCAAAAAAGAAATTGTAGAAGATTATGAAGAAATAACGCAAAATATTGTTTCTGATATAAAAGTTAAAGTTTCGGGTGGAAAAAAACCAGAAGATCAAACTGAAAAAGAAAAAGAAACAGCCGATTTTATAGATACTAAAACTTCGGAATTAGAAGAAGATGTGCAAGATATAATTTTAAAGCTCCGAGAAAAATATTCTGCGAAAAATCAAAATGCGATTATTGAAAACTATAAAATGCCTTTTCCCTGTGATTGTGATATGAAAGCACCAGAGATAACACAAGAAACCCGATTAGATATGTTCGCTAATGATTTATATGAAAGTGTCCGTGAAAAAATTCAAGAAAAAGCAATTGAGGGTGGTATGGATATTGAATTAGAAGGATTACCTACCGAACCACCTCTTAGTAAAGATTTATTATGTTTTTTCCAAATCTTAGCGTGCACAGCTTCAATGTTGGGTATATTATATTTAGTATACTCTATTGTTACAAATAAAGATATGATTGAAGAAGATAAACAACGATTTGATGCTTCTTCTAAAATGAAAGCATCTAAACTTGATTCAAAGTTAGCTATGCAAAAAGAAAAGTTTGAGGAGGGGAAGGGATTAAGAGATGAAAAAATGAAACAGAAAATTAATAAAGCGAAAATGGATGAAGGCAAAGGCCGTCTTACAAAAGCGAAGGAAAAAGTTACTGGGGAAGTTACAGTCGGACCGGCCGAGAAAGCGCGCCGCGATGCCGCAGATGAGAAGGCTAAGGCTGATGCTAAAGCTGCAGATGAGAAGGCTAAGG